CTTTCAGATCGACCGACTGCGTGTTCGGCTCCGATGCAAGTAGGACTGCACCAGGCGGATGTTCTCTGCGTCGCCCTCTGTGTTATGCAATGCGTTTGTAGGAGTGTAGCCGAGCAGATAATGGTTATGGTCAGTAATGGTTCTAGTTAGTGTTAGAGATTCTGTGCCACCTGTAGTCCCGTCATTTGTGGCAGGTAGTGCCGTGGTTTGGGCCACCTGTGTAGAAGGTTGTGCATGGACTGTGTACAGATTGCTCGTCCAGTCGCCACTACCACTTCGGCGCTTGCGCACGGACAAAGCACCATGCTCACAAAGGTCTTTGATCGCCGTGTCCACTGAGCCGACAGAACACCTGGCACGGTCGGCAATGAGTTTGCGTGACGGGAAGCATTGGCCTGTCCTGGCATCAGCGTGACTGCGGATGACACAGTAGACACGCAACGTGATCGCTGATACCGGCAGGTCTAGCACCCACATCGGCACGATAACGAACTGTTGTTCGATCAAACGTGTTGTTGTATCATCAGGCATGAACATCTCCTGTCCGGTTGTTCAGAGGGGATGGCGTGTTCCTTTCTGCGCGCCATCCCCTCAACTATTCCTGCGCTCCCTGCAATAGTGCAAAGGCGCTTAGACGCATTATTACCAGTCCGTCGGACATCCCGTCAGGCATCGCAATCATTGCGAATGGGCGTGCGTCACCGATGGACTTGTGTTGATTGCTCTGCTGTTCTGCAAGGACAAAGCGTGTTGCGATTGGTTCTACCTGTTTGCCTGCTTTGACTTCGACACGCAGGTATCCACCCCAATGCTCTTCGTGGCGTGTGTTTGCGCCACCTATTCCCAACGCCTTCCGTGCTTTGCGTGCTTTGCTGTCGCCCTTTGCACGATTGCGTCGGCCTCTCGCAACAGGATCACCGCAACCTTTGATGCGACGCTTCCCATCACGACCAACTTTGCCAAGCGTGCCAAATAGGGGACAACCTTGAGCGTTGCATTTCTCATGGTTGCCTTCGCAGTAATCCTTGGCTTTCAGCAGATCGCTCATGCCTGTTCAGCATAATGGTTGCGCCAATCATGCGTTCGTAGCGCTCTTCCGTGAAGCCATGCGTGGCAAGAATGCGACACTCTGTCACCAGCGCATCAACCAATTCTTTGTGCTTCGATGCTCTAGTTCGAGCAGGCACATCATGTCGCTGATCAGGGCTATGACGATCCCGATATTTGTGATGCACATACGGATGGCATTTGTTTCTGCTTTCTCGCAGCATGAACACCATGCCTGCCTTATGCAGATTTGAGAGCGCACCAGAGATCTGCCCATGATGCATGGGCTTGTCTGTGTTGGCGAACGCATCGCTCAATTCATGCCAGGTTGCACCCATCACACCAAAGACATCCAGAAAGCGCAGAATGGTTTGCTGTCGCACACTCAGCGCACCAGTCTGGATTTCATCAATGGCACGATCTTGAGATGTCTGGCGCTCTACGAAACCTGCTGTGCCTGCGTACTCTGCCCAAAGTTCATCCTGCATTTCTGGCATCCAATTCTTCAAGGATCACACCAAGATCATTGATGATTTCAAATTTGCCGTTCTTCATGTTTCCGTAGACAGGATGCAGCATCGCCAACATCAAAAGTGATGCGCCTAGGATCGCTGTTCTGTCGTTCTCAGAATCAAAGTTGTGTTCGATGATGCGCCCATCATCCCTAGTTGCTCGCAACAGAAATTGTCGTTTCATGCTGCACCACGCATCTTGGGCTTGCTGTGGACACGACGCACACGCTCTACAGGGAACGTCCTGAACTTTTCGTGACCTTGGCGACCACCCCAACAGGTCAGGTGTTCGCCAGTCATCCATTTGAAAACGAACCTGCCTGACTCGCCAAATATCGACAGTTCAGTTCCAGGTTCGATGTGTCGATTGTTGATTTTCATGTGTCCCTTTCTTTTTTTGTGTCTCGATTTACAACCTGATGATCTTTGGTCGTGCGCCTTGCCACCCAAAGCGCAGTTTGTGTGACCAATACATCAAGCATTCTGCATACGACTCAGAACTAAAGATGAAGCCACTATGCCTGATGATCTCGTTTGGTTCCAGTCCATAGAACTGTTCAATGCGTGGTGTCCAATGGTGTGGTGTTCCATCTCGCTCAAGGTTTTTGATCGTCGTTGGCTTCAGTCCTAGATGCTCGCTGACTTGATCGATTGTTTTGTTTGCTTGCCTTCGGGATGTGCGAAGAGCGAAACAGAAATTGTCTCTGTGATATTGGCTTAGGTATCGTTCGCCAATCGTTCCACGAGCCAAATCGGATTGCCGGTAATACCAGAAATTTCCTAGTCGTTGAAGCGATGGACGTTGGAACACGAACGGATCGTTGTAATCGAAGTTCATGCTGTGACCACGCTTGCACGACCTTCGGCATCGAAACGCAGTTGTGCTTTGCCGTTTTTGATTGCCATGAGATCTTCGATGAGCGCTGAAGCATCTTTGGCTGTCAGGTCTTTCAAACTCGATTTGCCTGCAAGGTTGTGCAGCAGGTCGTCATCAGATCCCACTTCAGCAGCAAGTTTTCTGATGAAGCCCATTTGCTTTTCAGAGATGCCACCAGCACCTGCTTGGGCAGGCTTCTCTTCGGCTGGTCGTGCTTTGCTTCCTAATGGCGCACGATCCGTCTTGGGTGCTTCTCGCTGTGGCGCAGGCTTCGCCGCAGGCTTGGGTGCTTCACTTCGCACATAGGTATCTGCATCGGGATCTGTGTCATCTGTGGGAAGACACAACGTCTGCAGCAGCGCTGTACGGAACGCAACGCTCATGGCTTTGGCTGTCGCTTTATCGCCAGAGTCCATGCTTTCTGCCGACACAGTTGCAGCGATATTGCTTCCGTCTGGCGCATGAAATGTGTATGTCACGTTCACTCGAACATGAGCCATCTGCGTGCGATTCTGTCCAATATTGACAGTTTCGTAAATGCATTCATTGATCGATGGAACGACGATCACACCATGCTTCCGTAGCGCTGGTGAAACAGCGTTCACCACGCTGTCAATGCCACGAAAATTGAAATTCTGGTGATTGTTCCGTTCTGTCTTTCTTACAGCACCTGCATCTTCCATGCATTTGCTGATCAGTTTGATGATTTCCATTCCTGTCCCTTTCTGTTATTTGATGGTTCGCAACACTCTGAATGTTGATTGCTGCGTGAATTTGTCTGCGATGTCAGGGTGCGCTTCCGAAAGCGCTTTCGTGTCCAGTCGTCTGCTGCTCTGAGCCTTCCACGACAACACACGCTTGCCTTCAACAGTCGCATATTCGTGTTCCATCAGCGTGCGTGCAATCTGCGTTTTCAATGCTTTTTCTTGCTTCTCAAGCAGGCTGATTGATTCTTTGACTGCTTGCCATTCTTCGATGACAGCAATCGTGTTTCTGTCGATCTCCACTTCACCTGATGGTTCTGGATGCAAGCGTGCGATGTCTTCCAATGACAGCATTTCTGGCTTGCAGATTTCACCTGCGTCGATCAGGGAACAGAAATCATGGACTGCATCGAACATGACAATTTGTGACTCTGCGTCGAAATCGACTGTGTGGAAGCCCAAACGCTGTGACCTGTCCAAGATCACGAATGTCACGCTGTCTGTGCCTGTGCAATACATCTGTGCTTGCGCTTGCCAGAACCAGGACAACGGCAGATTGTCGTTCAATGAATAGGTGTTGCTGGTCTTGGCTTCCACGATCAGCGATGGATCTTCCACCCCACGACCATCCAACGTGGCGATGAAATGCCCACGCAAATACATGACGTTGGGTGTTTCGATGCGTTGGCCTAGGACGTTTGATGCGTGTTGCAGCAATCCTGGTTCAAGTACGTTGCCACGCACCATTGCATCGTTCGCAGGGATGATCTCTGGTTCACGCAGTTTGCGTACAGACAATTCCGTGACTGTTTGGAATGGATTGCACCCCATGATGGTTGCAACTTCGCTTGCACCCACCACGCACGATCCGCTTGGATCTCGATGTCGCAGGTTCAGCCATTCCAATGAGCCATGTGCAGGTTTAGGGATTTCAATAGTCATGGCTGGTCAGGGTAACCAGCAGGTGTGGTACGAATCAAACACCTTGATGTTTGGTGAGTGGCGCAGTCCGAAGGCAGCGAACTTCAGACTGCGCCACCTTCGACTATTTGTCCTGCCTGACCTGCGCTTTTGCATGATCCATGATGTGTTCATCGATCTTGCCTTCGATTCTTGTGACAGCGCCCATGACACGACCATGATCTCGCTTGTTCTCTTTGCGCAACGTCTGGATCAGCGCTGACACGACAGCGCCAAACGCACCAATGGCTGCAATCAAAATGCCTTCGATCATGCGCCCAACGCCTTGACGATCTCATCAAGAATCGCTGTGAAGGTTGCATCAACCTTCGATGCGTCGTCAGCCATTTCAGGTGCAATTTCGAGATGCACCCAATTGCCACCTGCACCAATCGTGTTTTTCTCGTAGACCTTCCAGCCTGAGAAGATCCCACCATTGTCACGACTGCATCGATATCCAGCACCAAAACCTTTGCCTGGAATCCAGACATTC